GTCGACTGGTTCGTTGATATGTCTGTAGTCCTTAACACGCTTGATAATGCCCTTACGGGTAGTAGCAAGCAGATAAAGGACGTATCATTAAGCCAGAAGTGGTCCGCGCTCATACCGGCTATAAAACACCGGCATGGACCTGGAACTACCTCTAGCAACGATGGTCAGCAGACAGCGCTAACGGAAATGTCGCTATACACCAGAAAGCCCGTTGAGGTCAACAAAATAGTTGACTTTAGCGGTAGGTTTGGAAAGAAGCAGGCAGCACTAAGTGTTGCTCTGATCTCCCAACTGGGAGCGAACCTAAGGCTACATCGTTAAGTACAGTCCAACATATACCATGGATAATAACCTAACCGTCAGTACTCTCACGTTTAACTTGGTGTACTCCGATAAAACGGGGTCACTTCGTCGCGAGACTTCTCGGGGGGCAACTCTGCCCACCGAGATCCTGATTAAACACCAGGAATACGTAGACTCGAGCACTAAACAGCCCGGTGTACGTACGCTCGTTCGCGTGGATTACTATATGACGATGACAGACGGAATCATCCGCCCAGTCAGCCTGTATGCTGTCCTCAGCCGTCCGAATGATCCACTGGTTACTAGTACCATCATCAACTCTATTGAGGCGATGCTGGTTAACCTGCTCCACGGCACTTCGAACACGTCCGGACTGGACCTCCGCGAGGAGATCCTGTCGAATCGTGAACAGTAAGTGTGCGTGTTACTGATAATAGATCCTAGATCTATTGTAACATAGAGTAATCTATGTTGCGATAGGCTTAGTGCAAGTCCACAAGAACAGTTATATAACAGTCCAATATGAACAAGCATCTGATTCCTATCGCCGCACTCGAACACTGTAACAGTTTCCAAGACCTCGAAAGATGTCTTCGGAACGCTGGTACAATTAAGAGTGATGTAATACATGATCTACGCAAGAACGTTCTCCTTGCCGCCATGTCTTCACAGACATGTAACGAATGGGAGAGCGTGTCTTGTATGTTAGATCAATGTCGAGTTATGGGTCGCCAACGTGGGGGATTCACCATCTACTTCTTCTGTCGCAAGACAGGAGGGGTAGTTGAAGTGTTTCCTCTCGTTGATGTATCGGAGGTCGGAGAGACCCTAAAGGTCTCCCGATGCGTTCGCTCCAGTGTTACGAATGTTTTCTACTACCTGAAAGGGTATCGGAAACATTTAGACATTGTAAAGCAACGCGGAATGGTTATCAAGTTAATTGCAATCTATAGAGATGGCAACAACGGAGATATCCATGAGAACTAAGACTGCAGTCAGGCAGGGGGATGGTCCCTATCCATGTATATTAAACATATATGTTAGCCTGCTAGCGGACATCGAGATGTTGTCAGGCGTGCCACTTGGCTCTCCCGATGACATCACGTATGATTGGGTCCTTAAAGAAGGTCCCAAGCTAGATAAAGGTCTGCTGTTATTCTTAGAAGGCTCGGGCGGGTTGCCCGAGATACCAGATTGGCTCACGCCTCTCTGGGATCGCTTTGTATCATCAAATGATGCAAAGTACCTTCGATGGATTAGGCAGATACTTCTATTCTGCTATAAGATCGAGCTAGAACCAACCAATGAACAACTCCAAGAGGCCCAAAAGGCCTTCGAAGAAAGCGATGCTGGCGTTGGTGTGTGGGATTCTCACTTTAGTGTGGGAAATCCTGGACACTGTCCGCTGTTTAGCACCGCCCGACGTATAGTTGGTCTTGTTTCGCATAAGATCAACTGGGGTAACATACTTCCTTCTCACGGTCCAGGGGCAGTTTACCCCTCTGTACCGACACATGAGAAATCGAAGTTTGATACCATCTACTCCACAATCGAAACGCATTATCCGTTCTACGAATACATGTGTGCCCTCCCGGACTTTGTCCAGGAACACGCTAGTACTAGTAGTTCTGATGTGCGTCTCCAGGATGACATTCTATGTCATCTTGTTGCTGTACCTAAAGACTCCAGGGGTCCACGCTTAATTTGCGTGCATCCTAAAGAGGCTATATGGATACAACAAGGCTGTAGGAGGCTCCTTGAACATGCTATTGAGTCACCACGCGCCCCTACTCACGGACGAATAAACTTCCGTGATCAGGGCGTTAATGGCTCGCTAGCACTGTCGTCTTCCCTAAATCAGGAGTTTTGTACTCTTGACCTAAAGGAAGCAAGCGATCGCATCAGCTGTAAGTTAGTGCAATTCCTTTTCGGGAATTACACTTACGAAAAGCTATCATGCAGTCGTGCGAACAAGGTGCGCTTGTTAGATGATCGGGTCATTGAGCTGAAGAAGTGGGCTCCTATGGGGAATTGTTTAACGTTCCCTGTTCAGAGCCTAGTATTCTACAGCTTGGTTCGAGCTGGCATACGATGTCGTTACGGTACGGACTGTAATGATATATATGTCTTCGGAGATGATATCCTGTTCCCGCGTAAGTTCTATGATGGTGCTGTTAACGCACTCGTTCGTGCTGGGTTAATTCCCAACATTAACAAGACGTTTAGGCACGGATTCTTCCGAGAATCCTGCGGCGTTGATGCCTATCGTGGCATCGATGTTACGCCTCATAGACTGCGGAGGTTGGATTCGTCATCTGTCTCAGGTGCTATGTCCATCTGTTCACTCGCGAAAGCGATGAAAATAGATGGTTACCACCATACCTCGGAACACTTATATCGGCAGGTCCAAGAGTATTGGGGCCAATTACCACTTGGTAATAACCCTGATGCTCAAGGACTGTACCGGTATGAGGACTGTGACCTAGGCAAACTGCTTCTCTATGAGAAGTCGATTAGATTTAATCGACAGCTTCATAAGTGGCAGACCAGGTTGCGTTTGGTTCGGGGCGTCAGTCATGACGTCTCTAGGCATGCCTGGTGGCATGTCCAAGATTCTATTCTTAGATTAGTCCGTAAGGACGAGTCTGAGTTTAGTTTCCGGGGTCTAGAGTATGCGGTGCCATACCGCGAACGACTACAACATGGCTGGGCGGACGTCGTTATGACGTCCGCCCAAGGAATGCCAAAGAGCTAGAGTGCTCTTTGTCGTTCGACTAACACGAT